AATAAAATATCTTATAGTGAGTTATCTTATAAGACAAATATACCAAAATCCGCATTGCAACGTTATGCAACGGGAGAAACAGAAAAAATACCTATAAATAGAATAAAAGCAATTGCGACAGCTTTGCATTGCACACCTGAGTATTTGCTTGGATGGACTAATGACCCTACAAAATACGAAGGCTCTGATAAGGTAGCAGAAACTAAAAAAGCACATCAATCAATGCAATATGGTGCACAAAAAGAAGTGCCGTTAAGTAAAGATGAAAAACAATTAATCAATACCTTAAGGAAGCTAAATAGCACAGGCAAACAAAAAGTAATAGACTATATAAATGATTTAGCTGAGAATTCTAAATATAAATTAAACAGTATACCGAAAAAGACATTATCTATTGCTGAACAATTTAGGCAAGCTAATAGCCAAACTTTTGACGTAGCTGCCTACGGCGAATCAGCGACAAAATACGACAAAAAAGATTAATTAACAGTTATTACCTCTTGAAATATACATTATATGGTATTATGATACCTATATGAAATGAATTTCAGGGAGGTATTATAATGGTTGCAAGATACAAAGCAGTAACTACTTTGCTAGAAAATGCTGTAAATAAATTGCCAATAAGTCTAACACACATCGAAAATATTATTAAAAAAAATGGCTGGTCTATTATAGGGTATAATCTTAACTCAGAAAACCATATTAAGTTACTTAAGCAATATGATGTATTATCCATTGCAAAACGGACAAAAGCATTTACGTATAAACATGAAACAGAAAAAATCGTATTCGTCCGATCCGGCTTATCATCTAACGATAAACGCATGTTGCTAGCGCATGAACTGGGTCATATAGTGTTAGGGCATATGTCTGATAGTAGTGTATTAGGATACAAACCAGGAGGACTAATTAACGAAGGTCAGGAAGACGAAGCAAACGAATTTGCACTTGAATTTCTTGCTCCTGTCTGTATTTTATGCAAAAATCATATAAGTACACCACAGCTTATATCAGAAACAACATTGCTAGACGACAAACGAAGCAACTTAGTGGCTGATGAAGTGCGTAAGCACAAAAAATATACAGAGTATGAATTAAAACTCTGTAATCAATTTAGTACAAAAAAAGAGAAAAATATAAAAATTAGATATGTTGCCATGGCAATAATAACAGCGTTAATATTAATAACAGCTACAATGACAACAGACCGAAAAAATAATCAACCTAATATAGAACAAACACAAGTAATACAAGAAGCAACGCCGACATCTGAACCTCAAATAATGGACATTGACGTAGTAGTTACAAAATCAGGTCAAAAGTTTCACACGTCAAACTGTAAACATATAAAGGACAAATCTAACCTAATACATATGACAATCAATGAAGCCATACAAGCTGGCTATGAGCCTTGCGAAGATTGCAAACCTGATAACTATTAAAATATAGTGGTGCGAATATAAAGCTTACATGATTTCCCCGGGAGGTTCGCACCAAAATTTTACAAAAATATATGATAAGAGGTATTTTTATAAACACATTTTATATTAAAGATTTAAATATTATGTCACAATATAACAATTATAAGAATAAAAGTGTATAACTCTTATATATTTTTGCGTCGCACCCTATACGGGTGTGTGGATTGAAACAAATACAAGGGAGTGTTATTTTGTGCCAATATACAAAATGAAAGGGTCGAAAGACGGAAAACAAAAATATAGGGTGCGTATTAATTATCAGGACAGCATGGGAATAAATCGTCAAATTGACCGTGTCACTTATGGCAACGTTGAAGCAAAAGAGCTTGAACGCCAATTAAATTATAATATAAAACAATCTATTCCAGCAAAGCGCATTACTGTAAAACAATTATATGAAGAATATTTAAAATCTAAAAAACATGAACTAAGAGAACAATCTATCAGATCAATAGTCACGTATTTAGATAATCATGTTATTCCCGAATTAGGAAATTTACGTCTAGATAAATTAACAACCCCGACACTAAAAAAATGGAAGGACGTCATAAACGAAAAAACCGTCAAAAATAAGGGGGTTAAAAAACTAAGTATTAAAACAAAACAGCATATTTATAAGGAATTCATAACTATGCTTAATTACGCTGTTCAAATGGACTACATAGATAAGAATCCATTAAAAAAAATAGGTAATTTTAAAAGTTCAATTACACTTGAATCCGAAAAAGAAATGGATTATTATACACCCGACGAATTCAAGTTATATATAAAGGCAACATATGACTGTGCAAAAAACAGTTCCACAAACCACGAATGGGATTATTATGTATTCTTTAACATTGCTTACTATACAGGGCTCAGAAAGGGCGAAATTCATGCTCTTAAGTGGTCTGACATTGAAGGGGACTATTTACACGTTACAAGAAGCATAGCGCAGAAATTAAAGGGCGATGACAGAGAAACCCCTCCAAAAAACAAATCGTCTATACGCACTATACAAATCCCCACACCATTAAAAGAAATATTAAAGGCTCACAAGGAAAGATATAAACAACTTGAGGGTTTCAATAACGATTATAGAATTTGCGGAGGTATGACTTCTCTCCGAGACAGTACTCTTGACAAACATAACAAAAAATATGCTGAACTAGCAGGTATTAAAAAAATTAGGATACATGATTTTAGACATTCGCACGCATCATTATTAGCCAATGAAGGTATTAATATACAGGAAATAGCTAGAAGACTAGGCCACTCTAAAATTGAGATAACTTGGAATACTTACAGCCATTTATATCCGCGAGAAGAAGAACGAGCGATTAATATTTTAAACAAAATCGTGTAAAAATCGTGTAAATAAAAATAGAACCAGCGTAAAAACGCTGGTTCTATTGCTTTTGGTGCGGCTAAGAGGACTTGAACCTCCATGAAATTGCTTTCACATGGACCTGAACCATGCGCGTCTGCCAATTCCGCCATAGCCGCAAATAGTAAACGTCGTTGAAATCAACAACTATTTCATTTTATACTATTCTTAATAATTTGTCAATATCTTTTTTATATTTTTCTCATTTATATTGTAAGATTACAATAGATGTGTACAAAGAGAAAAAAAGAATACGGAAAACTCATAAATTGTGTTATAGTTATATTACCACAATATCACACGCACAAATGAGCCTTCCGTATTTGAACACTATAACACAAACTATGAAATTTAGGCAAGTATTAATTGAATATTCTTTTAAACACGGCGTGACAAAGGCTGCCATTCGCTATAAGGTAAATCGTCAGTATGTCTATCGCTGGCGAAAACGCTACGACGGTACGCTCGCCTCCTTAGCCGATAAATCACATAAACCTCACCATCATCCCAATCAGCATACCGCTGATGAGTTGAAATTGATTACTGATATGCGTCGCCGTAATCCCAATGCTGGACTTGTTGTGTTTTGGGTTAAGCTTCGTCAAAGAGGCTATACTCGTTCTATTACAGGTCTTTACCGCATACTCCGCAAACAGGGACAAATGCCTGTTAAACCACCCAATCCCAAATACATACCAGAACCTTACGAGCAAATGCTCTATCCCGGTTAGGAGAGTACAGATAGACGTTAAGTTTGTTCCTGAAGCTTGCATTGTCGGTGAAGCTAGCGTTCACACCGTAAGGATAACGAGTATTTTTATGCAACACATAAATTCTACTCGTTTGATGATTTTGCAAAGCAATTAAAGGTGCATAACCGTAACTACAATAAATTCCCGATGCGTCCGCTTAATTGGAAAGCTCCAATTGACTACATCAACTCTTTTATCAATTTCGGCGAACTCTTTTAATCTTTTTTGTAACACATCATTGACAAACCTACAAAGCGTATCATGAAATATTAGAATAAGGTATTGAATATAAAGCTAAATTATGTTATAATAAAAAAAGTTATGTGTCCGTAGCTCAGCTGGATAGAGTGTCAGACTCCGACTCTGAAGGTCACGGGTTCGAATCCCGTCGGGCATACCAATTAAAACACAGCTGCTTATATAATAAATAGCAGCTGTGTTTTAACTTATATATTTTGCAGCACTTATATTTTTATTCACATAAATTTCTTATATAAATTCAATAGAACTTTATTATCAATTACAGTTTAATAATATGATTACTATCCAATTATCTCAACCAAATAAAATATAAAACTATTAAAAAAGTTTAAA